TGCTACACTAATAGTCTAGAGGTTGTCAACTAATTTCTTCATTTTGTTTACTTAATCTGTCTTTAAACTGTAATCCCATAAGTTGAGATTCTAGTTCTCGTTCTTGCTTAAGACCACTAGCCTGTTCTACAAAGTCAAGGTCTAGTTTGTCTTTTTCACTTGATACCTTACCAGCTTTAGCAAGTTCATTTTGTGCTCTAGCAGCTTTAAGTTCTCTATCAACCATGTTTTCTTCTGCTTTAGCATACTCATTCTGAATCTGAGCTTTAAGAAGTTCTATTTGTAGTTGTTGCTGTTGTACAACCATTGGGTCAGGCTGTGGTACAAATTCTGATATAGCTCTTGCTAAATCAGGTAGTTTTCTAAGGTCAGCTATCTTGGATAGTATTAATTTAGTAATATCGTAAGGTACAGACTGTCCTATAGTTTGTAGCATAAAAGCTAATTCACTAGCTTTTTGATTATCAGCTTCAGCAGTAGAAACGTCTAAAGTAAGGTCAAAGTTACCTGCTAAATCACTACGCTTAATAGCTATAAAATCTTCATCAGTAATTCGTAGTATTTCTTCATCAGATAACCATACCTGATTCATAGAAATAATCTTCATACCGATTTTCTTTAGACCATTTGATAATCTTCTAAGAATACCTAGTTCTCTTTTTGCAGTAGCATCTAAAGCACTTCTAATACCACCAACTGAATCACCTAATGCTTGTGAAGCAATACCACCACTAAATGCTTTAACACCTGTAATAGCTTCAGCTTCATTATTCTGTAGTTGAATCATCTCTAAAGCACTTCTAGGAATTTCTGGAATCTTAGTTGTGTATAAAGCCTCACCTACATTAGATACAGGATTGTATTCAAAGTCTAAACCTTTCTTAAATCTATCAGCATTGATAGGGTCTAGTAAGTCTTTTCGTATACCTTGTTGTGCATTAGCAGACCTACCAATTAAGTCAATCATAGACCTAGATACAGCACCAATAATATCTTGGTTATCTTTTAAAAGAGAAGCATCAGCATCACCATATAGAGTATTACCATCAGGAGGTAAGTACTGTACTAAAACATAAGGTAGTTGTTTATCAGGATAGGGATTTTCTTCCAGACGTATCATTACGTCACCTACCCAAGTAGCAACAAATGGTTTTACAATACCATCATTGTTAATATCCCAATAACCCCAATACTCGTAAGCCATAAGTTTCTTTCTAGGTTTATCTTGGAATCTAAAGTTAGGGTCATCTTTCCATTCATCATAGTAAGTCATATCAGGAGCATCATAATCTCTTTCTTGAATCTTATCTAAGTTGGAGTATCTACCATCTTTCTTTAGAGCAGATAAATCAGTTAAGAACTTATCTATAATAAATTGAGCCTTTCTTATATCTCCTTCACATGAAGGGTCAATAATTACGTTACGACTATCTTTAACTTCTAGTACAGGTCGGTTTATAATTTCTTTTTCTACAAGCTTTGACTCTACACCTATTTCAATAGGTTCACCAGCTTGCATGATAGGTACAGCTTCTTCTTCAGTCATCTGACCAGAAGCTACCATTTGTTGTAGAACTTGATACAACTCTTCAGGAGTACTAGTGTATACTGGTACTTCATCTAGAACTACATCTGTTTCTGATTCCCATGACAGTTTAACTATTACGGTTCCTGTGTTTACAGCAGCACGTATGTATTTATTAATAAACTCTACTTTAGGTATGTCTACTCTAAACTGTTTATTAAGAATCATAGTATTCTGTTTAGCAGCATCTACGTCTTTATAAGTGACAGGATTAACTTTAAACATATCCTCAGTAGATAAGAAAGGCTCTTCAAGAGATGCATATCTCCATTCTGCTTGCTTCCTAATTACCTTAGGTTGAACCTTACTCCTACCTTCTGCGGTCTTAATCTTTAGTTCACCACGTAATGCAGTAATCCACTCATTAACTTTCGCAACATGAAGGTTATGACTAGGTAATGCTTCTGATAGGTCTTGTTTTAAATCTTTAACTGTTGGAGGATTAGCCCAATCAGGTTGTAATACTTTTACATCTCTATCAATAGATATATAGTCTTTGACTGCTGTTTCATCATTCATTATATTACTCGTCATCTCTGTGGTGCTTTTCATCAACCATGTTTATCGTTTTATCTGCTATCTTGTCAACAACCTTTGTAGCAACAGCTTGGGTTAGTGTAGGATAGTACTTTAAAATTATATCAGGTAGACCGAAAGCACCTACAGTACCTAGCATTATACTAAGTCTCTTAGATAGGTGTTCAATCTCGAACAAATACTCAGTTATAGGATAGGCTACTAGTAAACCAATTCCTGTTGATAAGAGACAGTTTTTGACAATAGCATTAGTATCCATATTAGGACTACGCCTAAAAGCGAAAAAACCTAATATAGAACCAGCTACAGCCCAAAAGCCTGTATAGACTACATCATTTATATAGAAAACCATTGTAAATCCTAGTAGATTATATAAGTAGTAACTAGAAATATAACAAGTGTAATACCTAACCCTATCTTATAGTAAAGAGAGTTTTTTTCTATTCTTTTTACGTATTCACAGTTGCTACATGCATCTGAAATCCCATCTAAAGTCCGTTCTAAATACAAAGGACATACCTCTTTCCTATGACACATAGTTTAATCCTTTTTATTATGTTCATCAATAATAGTCTCAAGTGTTATAATGTACTGTCTTAGTTTTAACATATAACTAGGTGCATTATCACTAGAGGTATATAGAGGTCTTTTAGGTCTGTCAATCTTATACACAACAGGTACTTTGACTTCTTGATAAACAGTTTTATAAATTATTTCAGGTTTGCTAGAAGCACAGCCAGATAAACAAAGTATTGAAAGTAAACATATACTAATTAGCTTCATCAGAGAAATCCTTCATAATCTTTATAACAACACGAAGTTGATTATTAGGACTAGAATCAGCACTAAGTTCCTTATCTACTTGCTGTTGTTGTATAACTCTTTCTTCTATTAAAGCCTTTTCTTTTTCATTTACCCTAGCTGTAGCAGCAATAGTATCTACTTCATACTCACTTATTTTAGAGTTTTGATTATCTATTACTGTTTTTGCCTTGACTCTTTCTTCTTCAAAAATAAATCGTTCACTTTTTCGTTCCACTTGGCAGGTGGTTAATTCCGTTTTCAGTGAATCTATTTTATTCGCCTGATACGAAATTATACCACCGATACCAAGTATTACGATAAGTAGACCTACACCAACTCCTAACTTAGTTTTAATTGATAGTAAGCCCCAAATTGTACTAAGCATTTTACTTTCCTTCTATTTGATAGTGTGGTGTATCAACGAAACTTTTCCAGTCACCACCCCATGTAATAGTAATGCCTAGTTCACTAGCAGCAGCTTTCATAGCTTTAGCAATTTTAGCCCACTGACTATGAGGTGCATTGACTTGTACTTTACCTTCATAGAAAGGATACAAATCAACCGCTCTATCGCCATTACTGTTAGGTATATGATATGAATTCATGGTTTTAGACTTGCCTTGATTTACTAGTGCTACTTGACGTTCTTTAGTACGAACACCTTCAACAACAGTAAAATCAACTTCAGAAAGTTCTAAAGCTCTATGAACAACTTTTACAAGGTCTTCGTTTACACCAGCTAAGTTATTTAAACTACGTTTACTAAAAGAAAACTTATTCATTGTTGTAACTCCTTGAATGTTAGAATGGGTCGATTGCTTCACTAACTCTAGTGATAGGGTTAATTGTTATAACCATTACATCAGAGCCGTTTAAAGTCAAGCTATATATGCTTATGGATATATTAAACTTCTCGATCAAGCTTTTCAGTCAATTTTTCCCTGTATACTTAATATATTCAGGATGTAAGCTCTGTTCTATCTGCTGAACAATCATCCGAGCTTCATCTTTTTTCATAAAGCTGCTACAATTCTCAACACAAATCCACGGCTTATTCTTGTAGCATCTGGAAGCTAAAACTACACCCTCATTGTCTTGGGTTAGCCCCCTCATTATGCCGGGCCTATACGTTTTAGGCCAGAGTAATGCTTCTGAATATCTAATACCATAACGATTATCAACAGATGTGACTAGTTTCTTTTCTGTATGTTTAATAACTGGTGATATTTCATTATCTTCATAATCATATTCTGTTTCTTTATCAATAATTTCTATATATTCGTATCCATCTTCCCATTCATCATAAGAGAGCAGGCCGTAACGAGTAGCGTCAATGTATACACTCTTAGGTTAGAGTTAAATTATTTATTGCTTATGAATTTCCATTATCTACTTTCAAGCAATGCTTCCATCCGTGTCACCTTCTCCTCTAGTGCTGCTATACGTGCTTCAGCCTTATCTGCACGTCGACGCTGGTAGGCGGCTTCGAGACAGAGGGCTTCAGAATAGCGGATACCGTAGCGGTCTCCGGCAGGAGTAATGAGGCGTTTCTCTGTGTGCGTTACGCGCTGTTTGATAACATTACCTTCAGTATCAAACTCCTCTTCCTGGTCGACTACTTCCACGTCTTCATATTCGTCCGGCCATTCGTCGTAGCACAGGAGACCGTACCGCGTTGCGTCGAGGTTATGGTCACTAAACGCCTGTACCACTTGCTGCGCAATTACTCCAGCATGAATACGGGCTGCTTCGCCCTTCTTTTCAACCGCGTCATTGAATAGGAACTGCCGTAATTTCACATCACCCCAGGCATCAAGGACTTCGTCAGGATAGTCCTGCACGTCCTGCTTCGTTCTTTCATCGGATGTATTTATGCTACCTGTAGCGGCGAAAAGCTGAGTCCAACGATTAGCTGATGTGCCAAGTCGATAGACATTGTCTTCATAGGGCAACATGCCAGGACCATCTATATCCGGATTCACTTTTATCCATAGATGTCCATTTAATGATTCTATCAGAAAATCTCTATTCTGATAACTCGCGAGCCTGTGGATAACTCGATTATCCGTTCCTAGTATGTCTAAAGCAGACGCCCATGAGGAGCTCCAAGACACTTTGCATGGATTATTGTAAATATCACTGGAAATCGAGTGCAAGGCAGCAAAAGCATCTATAGGAAGATTTGTAGATACTCCAGAAATCCTCATATTTGTCATCTGGTTTGATGCATAGATTACTCTCGTAATTGTATTACCTTCAGGCTCGCTATCATAGTAATTCAGATTTCGGATCTCTACATCACTACCTTGACCATTGAAAAGCACTGGATAACAGGTAGACTTATCCGATTTAGTGAACCCGACATCATGAATCGTGATGTTGCTTATAGAAACATTGTTCACCTGTGATTCATTTATAAATGCTATACCATACTGTAGGCTCCTGGATAGGAAGCAGTTGCAGACCTTAGCATTATATTGTGTACCACTGAAGTATAGATGTGTATTTAGATTAAATCCTACTTCAGCTCCGGTAGACGTTTTTATTCCTGTGTCAGGGCCGAACGAGAACACATCCGAGACCGTATAATTGTTGGAGCCAGATGCCACATTGATAACTGTAGACGGGTTAATCGTGTTTTGTACATGTATGTTACGGATTGTGGATCTTATAAGCGTCCCTGCAAATATCTGACATCCAGTATCAGCATATATATTAGAGATATGTAAGGACTTTAGCTTATCAGCGTGAGTGCCAATATTAGTCACACCTCTAACACATGAATGGAACCGACAGTTCGATATAAACTGACCACGGTATCCCTGATCATACGTTTGAAAACCGGAGTTTACATCGTAAAAGTCATCTTCGTCAGGCCACTTTAACTGTATAGCAGTATTCAAGCCTCCGAATTCACAATCATACACATTGATACCACGGCCTATATAAGATACACCAGTCGTGACGTTTCTAAAAAACACACCATGGAACCAGGCATCTGTATTCACATTGACCTTTCCATCTTCTGTGCGCGGGTCAAATTTGATACCTATCTCAGCACGAAGAGAAGAATCCATGGCGGTAGCACAGTTTATCTCGATATCGTCAGCAGTAAACTCAATGGCATTGACAGCGACCATAAAAGGTAGCTTCGAAGTACAAAAAATCTGTGAGCACCTACCGCCAAAGATCTCACCTTTTATCGAAAGTCTTTGATTCACTGTCAGACCAGATGTTATATAATAGCGACCGTAGGGGAAATACACCACACTGTATAATGGTGCGCTATCGAGAGCCCGCTGGATGGCCTCAGTATCATCGGCTATCCCATCACCAACCGCTCCGAAGTCTTTAACATTAATTACATCACTAAATCTTTCAGCTAATGTCCTAGGTTCAGTACTACCTTCAGCAATAATAGCAGAATTTAAAGCTATTACTCTAAATTCTAATATATCATCTGTTCTTAAATCAAATAGTATCTTTATTTTATTACTTTCTGTATTAGGTTCACCTATTTCTTCAAA